CGCTCGACAGCCGGCCTACCCATCAATGGGGTTTTGTTCGACCGGGCGCTGTCCCGTATGCGTATCCGGGTGAGCTGGAATCTCCCCGGTAGGGTCGGTGGTTGCAGCTTCCTTTCCAGGACCAGCCACCGACCCGTTTACCTATACTCTCCTGCCCCTGCCAAGTAACACCGCCGCTGCCCTGTAAGGGTCAATGAGGCATCATGAACAGTTGCCGAGTAGCTGAGTGCCACGCGCTCATGGCGCCCCTGTATGACGCTCGTTGGTCTAGTTGTCGTTCGGCTGGTGTGTTGGTGTCTTAGAGCAGCAGAGTAGTAGGACTGCGCTTGTTCGGTCGTGGTTCAGCTCGTCCGCTAGATGCGAATGGTTCGCTTGTCATTCACTGGGCAGGAGGTGTCCAGTCCCCCACTCATTCAACATACTGCCTAGTAGAATCAACGCAACCAGAAAAGCGACATTGTTAGTGGAAATGCGACGAGTCGTTGCCAACTAGGGGAAACATCACCTGCTAGGGCCTAGTCAGCTTTCCACTCTACCCATGTAAACAATCTACTAGCAAAATCTACCAAAGACCGACGCAGCTCGTCGCATTTAACGGTCTGGAGAATGTATCATAAGCAGACCTTAATCGGTTGACAGCTAGGCAGTAGAGCTTATCGTGTCTAGGGTAGAGGTATGAGTGAGTCCTAGTAGGTGAGCGGCAGTCGGACTGGAAAGCGGGCTGCTCATCGCGGTTGGTAGAAAGATTGGGCCGCGGTCGCGTTCTAGGAGGAGAGTGGTAGGCGTGGGCCAGCCGGGTCGGGAGCGCAGCCTGTCAACCGGAAAGGTGGTCTTTCCGAGCGAAGGGGGTGCCCTGTTCTCTGGAAGACCGGGGCGGCTGCGGCCACAAGATCGTCACTTCAAATTTCGAGTATCCTACTCTGCCGCTGGTGCTGGTGCTTCTTCCTCGCCCCCGAGCTTAGCCAAGGCCTTTGCCCTGTCTGCCAGTACCTCTGCTAGCGTCAGGGGCTTCTCATTCGTGGTCGCCGTCAATCCAATGTCGATGAGCTTTTGCAGGTAGTTTGTCTGCGGCTTGCCACGTTTAGCTGCACCGGAACGCCGCTCTACTATCCGCTCCGTCAGTGCGCGCAATTCCGTCATCATGCTGCTCATCGTCATTACCGCCGTACTAAAGTCGTTCGGCGTCCACTTCGTCTCTGGCATGGAGAGCGTGCCGGTGGCTTTGATGCGGTGGAAGTTCACAGCCTCCTTGTCATCCGTTATGCCGAAAACCGTGTGAGCGATGATGTTCCGTTCCTTGGCTATCGCATCAATCTGATTAAAGAGCTTCTTAGCGTCCTTGGCCCATTGCTCCGTTTCCACACTGAACAGCGCGACCGCGCAGCGGAGCATTTGAATCTTCGCCTGTACGGTGAGGTGGACGCTCAACATGGACATGGTGAGGACTTCCACCCGAAGGATACGGCGGATGCCGGTGTCGAGGTGCATTTCCAAGGCGGCGTAATTCCAGAGGAAGCAGCCGACCAGCCGTTGCGCGTCTATCAAGTGCAGCGGTGCTTCCGGCCATTTGTGGCCCGGCTTTTGGAGTAATGCGTTTTCCATGTTGCCGCCCCGGATCAGGGCAGCGTCATTTGCCGCCCCACATGAGCTTGTACAGCAACGCCACGTCCCTGTCGTCCGTGCTAGCGATGTGGCCCCACTGTAGCTCTACCTCTCCCTTACCTATGAACCGCACCACCCGGTCCACAAACTCAACAGCCATGCGATGCTGCTCGGCCCACGCTACCGCCCTGGCCTCATTTGCGCTGCCTTGTGCGATGTAGAAGCAATAGGTCACGCGCTTGCTCCAGCCGCCCATACGTTGAAGGGATCTGGCGCTGCGCTCCAGAATGGTTGCGGGACCGGCTCGCCCCATGTGGCGCTGAATAGCGCAGCCTTGGCGCCCGTAGGTGCCCTCACGAGGACGCGGCCCCGGCTCCAGCTCGTTGCCCTAATCCACAGGTCCAAGCCCTCTAGCTCGCACCAATCCGCTAGGGCTTCCCTTTCCCCTTTGGTTGCTTCGACAACAAATTGGTGGACGTGCCGGGGGAAGTGACGCAGCCCTGACTGGTATTCCAACTGCTCGTAGTAGAGAATCTTCAACTCCAAACTCCAACAAAAGACCCACGGGAGGAGTTCAATTTCCCGTGGGTCCCGACTAGCCCGTGTACTTGGAGAGCAACTGGCTAAAACCTGTGCGCTATAGTGAACTCCTGCGCTCCCCTATTTACTAACATGGTGGATGACAGAGCGTCATTATTCATGTGCCAGAATTTCGCGAGGAATGGAGCGATCGGCTGCGGGGCTCAGCGAGCGCAGCGGCCCCTATAGGGCTACGCTGACGCGTTCACGCCGCCGGCAGGGCGCTGTGGGGCATCCTAGGGCGTCCTAGGGGCAAATTAGAGGGGCAGTGTTCCTGCATCCGCAACGGAAACATACCGCACCGACCAGTTGGCTCCATCGCCGCCCTCGATGCGGAGGGTAACACTCACTCCATCCTTCACCCATGTTGAGGTTTGGTAGCCTACCGAAATGTAGGAAGGGCGGAAGGCGTTGAGGGAGTTGTTGACTGATTCCGAGGTGGTGCCCGATTGCAGAGGCTCGCCGTAGCGCGCTAGCAGCCCCGCTTGGATCAAGTCTGCCGTGCATGACGGGGGACGGAGGCTGTTGCTCAACTGGACTTCCGTTACTCGCCCTTCCCTGTTGTACAGGATCAGCACTTTGGCGCCGCAATCCGGCGTGAGCGCTGCGCGGATTTCACTGTCGTTCCTGCTGTGCCAGCCGTCGCGGGCGCTTCTCGGCGTTCCACGCGCGCGACTAGGGTAAAGCGCTTCCACCTGTGCGCGGGTCATACCAGCCTCAATGTCGTTCCAAAGTGGCTCAGCGCTTGCTTGTGCTGCGCTAATGAGTAGCGCCCCTGCTAGTAAGAGCTTCATTTGCTTCCCTTCCATCCGTGACTCTGCATCGTAATGTCAGTTACTAAATCCGTCTACCACTGATTCAGGAGAGTAGATCGGGCTTCCAGCTAATTACTGGTATGTCCGAGACTACATTCCGCCCCAATCCGATGCAGAGCAAGCTATGGTCAATAGCTTGGACTGACACGAAAGTAGAAAACATACTGCTCTACGGCGGTAGCCGTGGTGGCAAGAGCGCTGGAGCAATGGCGCTCGTCATTACGCGGGCGCTAGCGTTCCCCGGAACCAAGCACGCTGTCTTTAGACTAACCCTAACCTCATGCAATCGCCAGCTAGGTCCATCGCGCGGGACTTTCCCGGAGGTAATGGAAAAGCTCTTTCCCGGTATGCTGGGAAGTGGCGCGGTCCAGATTAGTAAAAGCGAAAGCATCGTCACTTTCGACAACGGTAGCGAGATACTGTTCGAGGGATTGGATCCCACTCGCATCGACAAGGTACTAGGAGCCCAATACGCAACCGCATGGGTAAACGAGTGTAACGAGATTGCGGACTACGAGATCATCCAACAGCTAGCCAGCCGAATGGCCGACACCGCGCCAATGGTGAACAATGGCAAGGTAGTCAAAGGGCCGGACGGCAAGCCCCGGATGGCCCGGCCGCTAATGGTCTTCGACTGCAACCCTGACATTAAAGGTGACTGGGATCACCGCGCATTCCAAGAGCTAGTCCACCCCATTAGCGGGAAGCCTCATGCTCGCCCGGAGAAGTGGTGCAGCCTCTTTGTACCAAGCACGGACAATGAGGCGAACCAAGCCGAGGGTTATCTGGAAAGCCTTACAGAGCGCTACAGCGGCTCGCCCAACATGGAAGAACGTTTCCTGCACGGGCAGTGGCGGGACGACAACCCTAACGCTCTCTTCCGCAAGTCCATGTTCCGCTACCGCGTGGACATTCCCTCGCACTTCCTAGTCCGCATCATTGTTGGCGTTGACCCCTCGGGCAGCAATGGCAACAATTCGGACTATGCCGGTCTAGTCGTAGTCGGCTTGGGTCAGGACGGAAACGCCTACGTACTAGAGGACGGCAGCTTGAAGGGCTTGCCGGAGCAATGGGCCGCTAAGGCAGTAGCGCTATACGACAAGTGGGACGCTGACTGCATCATCGCAGAGCGCAATTATGGCGGTGCGATGGTGGAATCCACTATCCGCCAAGTGCGGCGCAACGTGCCAGTAAAGACCGTCTGGGCGTCACGGGGTAAGCTGCTTCGTGCTGAGCCAGTAGCGATGATCTACCAACAGGGTAAAGTCTTCCATGCAGAGCAGTTCAAGGAGCTAGAAGCGCAAATGTGCGACTACAAGCCAACGTCCAAGAAGTCACCTGACCGAATGGACGCGCTCGTATGGGCGCTCTGGGAGTTACTGAAACTGGGAAGCGCAGAGTCCCGCGGCTTTAGTCAACAGAAAGCGAGAGGCTTTTGGTGAGGGAGTAAATAGCCGGGCACACGGCCTGCGGCTTTGGTTGCCAGAATTGACCCTGCGGGTCGCAATCAAAGGCCAGAGGCCAGAGGTTTCCAGTGACCGTTACTAACATAATCAACACTCCCATTCCCGAAATTGCTGCCTACCATTGCAAGTGGCAGCGCAACCGAGACGTACTAAGCGGAGAGGACGAGGTAAAAGCCAAGCGCTCCACTTACCTTCCCTATGCATCGTCCGAGCAGACCGACGCGGAATACCTAATCCATTTGGCGAACGTCCCCTTCTACCCTGCCGCCTCCCGCACCCTAGATGGCTACATTGGCCTCATGTTCCGCAAGCGAGTCATTCTCGCTGCTACGCCGCTGGTCGAGGATCTGTTGCAGGTCGTCACCAATGACGGGAAGGACCTAGACGACCTGGCCGAGCTGGTCGCCCGCGAGGTGCTGAGCGTCAATTACGGCGGGCTGTTGGTCGATCATCCAGCCGCCACGCCCGGTCTAAGCCTCGCTGCCGCCCGGAACGCGGGGCAGCGCCCTTGGGTAGCGTTCTATCCCGCAGAGAGCGTCCTAGGCCCTGAGTTCGGGGCTGTGAACAACCGCAAGACCCTGCTCCGCGTCCGCTTGCAGGACGACGATACAACCGTGCGCGAACTGCTCCTCGAGGATGGGGTCTACACGGTCCAGATGCACCACGCCGTAGATGGCGAGTGGATTGCTGGCGAGCGCGTCGTGCCTTTGGTGCGCGGCAAGCCGCTCAATGCGATCCCGTTCGTGCTGCTCAGCCACAACCAAGCGGACCTCCCCTCGCCGGCCGTGATGGCAGACACCGTAATGCTCAACCTCCAGCACTACCGCGCCAACGGCTTGCTGTCGCTCGCGCACCGTTTCATCGCCTCGCCCATCCCGTACATTTGCGGCGCCGACGACGATTCCAACTCAGAGGCGCAGGAGTTGTCCGTTGTCCCCGGCGTCCTGTGGAAGTTCACCAACCACGAAACGAAGGTAGCCTTCCTAGAAATCAATGGCGACGGCATCCCTGCGCTGGAGCGCTTGCGGGACCATTTGGAGCACCAAATGTCCATCGTCGGCCTGAACATGCTGGCAGCGGAAAAGAACGCCGTTGAAGCAGCCGAGACGCACAAACTCCGCATGGCTAGTGAAAACTCCGTACTGGCGGGTATCTCCCGCGTGATCGCTCGCAAGATCAAAGAGGTACTAGACCTAATGGCAATGTGGGCCGACGGCTCCACTGTCGAGTTTGGTATCAACACGGACTTCATCCCCGGTGAAGTAACCGCAGAGCAGCTACGCGAAGTCCGCGAACTGTTTGCGGCTGGTCTGTTGAGCAAGGAAACCGTGTTCCACATTCTCCGCGATGGAGAGATTGTTGACGCCACCCTGACGTTTGAAGCCGAGCAAGCTCGCATCGCTACTGACGGTCCGCCCGCTCAAGTAGTGGAGTAACCAAAGCCGTTCGCCCCCGCTGGATAAGTAAGAAGCCAAGTGCAGCGCACTCGGACTTTTCAACCCAGCGGGGAGAACGCAAATGACTGACGAAGAACTAAAGGCCGCCCTCACCGAGGCGCAGGCTTCCATTAAGGCTCTTGAAGTGAAGAACAAAGAGCTAAAAGCAGAAAAAGACAAAGCCAAGAGCGCACAGGAAACGGCGCAAGCCGCTGCCGATGAAGCAGCGGAGGAAGCTGCCCGCAAGGACAATGACGCAGCCGCCTTGGAAAAGAGCCTAGAGAAGAAGTACGCGAAGCAGATTGCGGACCTCACTAGCGCCCGGGACGTGGCACAGGGACAACTATCCACCCTGCTAATCGACAACACGGCACAAGCGAACCTAGCCAAGCACAATGTACCGAGCCATTTCCACAAGCCGCTAATGGCGCTCATCAAAGCGCAGACCGAGCTAAAGGACGGCTCAGCGATGGTAGGTGACGTGTCGCTAGACGACTACATCGCTACCTACTTGAGTGGCGACGAGGGAAAGCACTTTGTGGCCGCTCCAGCTAACAGTGGTGCGAACGCTACTGGCGCAAAGCCGGGGGCGGTTCCTGCGCCTACTGAATGGAGTTTCACACGCTACGCGGAGATGAAATCCGAGAATCCAGCACTAGCCGCTTCCTATGCGAAGCAGCACGGCAAGTTTCAGTCCATCCAGTAGTAAAACAACCTCTCCAGTCTCCAACATAAATAAGGTTGCCCCGCGAAAGCGGGACAACCGGCAACTTACTGGTTTGCCGGATCAAACCAAGTAAGTTCAAGGAGATTGACGCCCAATGGCAACTACACAACTTTCAAATCTCGTTGCCCACGACAAGGAGTTTCTTGCCACCGTTTTTGAGAAGATGGCGGACAAGTCCGTACTTCGCAGCGCTGGCATTATTGTAAACAGCCCGGTCCTCAACGAGCGCGCCAACGGCGCCGGTAAACTGACTTCCGCCCCCTTCTGGAACAGCCTCACGCAGACTGAATCCTCGGTTGGTTCGGACGACCCCGACGCTTCCATCACTGCCGGTAACATCGCGCAGGGTGAAATGATCGCGGTTCGCAACTTCCGCAACGCCGCATGGTCGGTAATGGACCTCGCAGGCGCTCTAGTCGGCGACGACCCAATGGACGCAATCGCACAGCGAGTAGCTGAGTATTGGGCCAACGACGAAGAGCGCATGGTAATCAGCATCCTCAAGGGTATCCTTGCTTCGGATGTTGCCGGTTCTGACGTACTGTACGTTGGTAACGGAACCTCAGACGTTCTAAACTACGACCTGCTTGTTGACGCAATTGGAACGGCCGGCGACGCAGCTAGCCAGTTCAATACGCTGGTCATGCACTCGGCGGTCCACCGCAAGCTACAGAAGGACGAGGCGAACGACTACATCGCAGCTTCCAAGACCGATCTCGGCTTTGCTACCTACGCTGGCTTCCGCATCGTAGTAAACGACCTCATGCCACTATCGAGTGGCGTCTACACTAGCGTTGTTTGCGCTCCCGGCGCAATCCTAGCTGGTGAGGGTCAGGCCAAGAACCCAATCGCCGTTGCTCGCAACGAAGCGGCTGGTAACGGTAGCGGACAGGAAACCCTGTACAACCGCCGCCAGTTCATCCTCCACCCGAATGGCTTGAAGTTCAACAGCTCGTCCATCGGTCTTGCTTCGCCAACTAACGCGGAGTTTGAAGAGGCTGCTCAGTGGACTCAGGCGTATGCTCGCAAGAACATTCCTCTGGCGTTCATCAAGTCCGTACTAGCGTAAGGGGGTTATCGCAATGAGAGGTTCCCCTAAGACTGTAGCTCACATGCTGCCTGCTACTGCATCCCGTCAGGGTCCAGTAAAGCAGGCGGCTGCTAATTCAGATCATGCGGCTATCACCGCTTACACGGCTCACGCCTCGGGCGCTACTGCGGTAACGTCCAATGCTGCTACCGACCTCAACACCACTGCCGCTGCCTTGGCAACGCTTCGTGGCGAGGTTGCTAGCCTTCGTGCCGCGCTAAACTCGCTTCAAGCGAAGCTGCGAACCGCTGGTTTGCTGGCCAGCTCATAAGGCTCAAGCACTAAACTAGGGAAGCCCCGTCGGCAACGGCGGGGTTTTTCTATGAGAGGTAAATACCAGCATGGCTATACCAGAACTAGAAGACGCAGACGCCTATCACCTCCTACGGGGCAACACCGTTTGGAGTGACCTAGGTAGCGACGATCAAGGCGAGGCGGACAAGACCGCTGCGCTGTACCGGGCGCGTGATTACATCCGTGCCTACTACCAGTTTGACGATGACGTTTACTTTGAGGACGAGACGGAGGACGACGACGAGCTAATCGTTGAAGCCAACATTGTACTAGCGTTGGAAATGACCACGCCCGTTAGCATGTTGCTTGCAACTCCCGTCGCCCGCTTGCGTGAGAAAGTAGACGGAGTTGTCGAGGAAGAGACTGAGTACCGCAACGTTCCATCGGACCCTTATCCGCAAGTGAGCGCGCTACTCCGCCCGATCCTCAAGCGCAGCCGCGCTAGCAGCATTTCGACCATTAAACTGATTCAATAAGCGAGGCCCTATGGCACAGAAGAAAGTCCAGCAACCATCCGGCGAGTTGGTTATCCGAAATCTCCACAGCGGTTTCACCACGGCCATCCCTCGCGAGCAGTTTGAAGCACATTGCCCGCGCTTCCGCGCAAGGTGGGAAATCCTAAGCGGCGGAATCGCACCCGCAGACGCTCCGCAAGCCCCTGTAGCGCCCGAACCGGCCGATGAAGCGTCCGAGGACGCTGGAGAGTAAATGACGCCAGCACGGGCAATAGCGATGATCGACGCGGCTGTGTTGAAGCACGGCAAGCTCGCCACGCTCAAGCGGGGCACGTCCACAAGCGACAAGCGCCTAGGCACGGTTACGACCACTACCTCTAATCTCAGCGTCCGCGTCCTCACCAAGGAGCAGGAAGTAGAAAGCGAAGGCGGGCTAAAGACCCGTACCACGGAGGTAGTGGGCCGCTTCTCCACTGAGCCAAAGGTAGGCGACTTTCTCTCGCTCAACAGCGTGGACTACCGGATTACCTGTGTCCACATCAAGGTACTCGCTGGTACGCCTGTTGCCCATACCCTCACACTTGGCCCGCAGTAATGGCTAGCGGAGTAAGCAACCGCAACCTTGTTCGCTACTCCTTGTTGACTGCCATCCCCAAAAAACTTCGGGACGTGGCGCACAAGAAAACGAAGGACATTGCTAGCGACATTTTAGAGGGTGTTATTCACGCTACGCCAGAGGACCTAAGCCACGCCGTTGGCAACTGGCAAGTAGGCATTGGCAGCGGCCCCACTGACATAATCGAGGGCAGCGACCCTAACGGTAGCGAGGCGCTTTCAAGAGGACAGGCTACTATCGCGTCCGTCCGGCTCGGTCCAGCAATCCACATTGTAAACAACGTCGATTACATGGCGCAGCTAATCGCCGGTTCTTCCACCCAGGCCCCCGCCGACTTTGTAAATAAGG